CAGCTGCCAACGTCAAGGGGTTTGTTAAGGTTGAGAGGAGCGCGCAACCATACGTGGCGCTTGATGGTAGTGAAACAGGGAGAAAGGCACCCAGGCCGATACACACGCGCGATGTCGCATTTCACATCGAATTTGGACGGCGCACCCTTCCAATTGAACATGTGCTCTACGACATTGTGGCATTGATGTGCGTTCCGGGGGCACTCATCGGAGACGATGTTTTGCCAGTAATTGCCAAGGGCATGACACCAGACGAGAAGGCCGCGCTCCTGCGCAGCCACTGGGACAACGCGGGTGGTGACGACGTGGCTTGCGCCATTAGTCTTGACCAGAGTGGCTTTGATGCTCACATAGGTGAGATGGACTTGGACTATGAAGCATCCGTTATGCAGTTCTTCTTTCCAACTGACAAACTGCTGCCTAGGCTCTTTGCAGAGCTGAAGGTTAACAGAGTAACCAGTTGGTTCAAAGACGGCAGGGTGAAGACCAAGCTAGGCCCTATGCGTATGTCCGGTGACATGAACACCTCCCTCGGAAACTGCTTGATTTCCGCTACTCTGGCGTGGCTGCTAACTCGGGATTTTGCAGATACAACATTTGTCGTCGATGGCGACGATACCATTTTATTCACTCCTAAACGACATTTGAAATCATTGTTGGGCAGGGTTGAGGAACATTACCTTTCATACGGCTTTGACGCAGTTTGCGAAGAGCCAGCAATGTGGTTCGAGGCGATTGAATTCTGCCAGTGCCACCCCGTCTATGACGGTTCCGTCTGGCGCATGGTCCGTAATTGGACCAAGTGTCTCACAAACGACTACTCAACCTTCGGTAAGGGCGACAGCCCTGAAAGCTTCCGCAAGCATATGCACGCCGTTGCATCTTGCGGCATGGCCCTCCATTATGGCATCCCCATCCTCCAGGAACACTACCTCTACGGCTTACGACACGGCATTAAGTCCAACATTGATTGGGCTGGTGAGCGCAGGTCTTACATATTCGAGCAGGCCAAGAAGATGGGCGGCTTCCGCCGGCAGCAGCCCGTCTCCGATTCTGCGAGGGTATCGTTCTGGCTTGCATTTGGCATCACGCCAGATGTGCAAGAAGCGATTGAGGAGAGCTACCGCTTGGCGACTTACGATGATCGCCTGGTGAACCTGCGTGGATTGCCGGCAAACGAATTCACAAATTCAAAATCTGCAACAATCACTCTACCTTACCATCTTGGACATCATCACTGACATGGCCAAATCAAAGGCCCAATTGGCGAAAGCCAACAAGAAACGGCAACAGATGATTAATAACAAACGTAGGAGCAACGGGTCTAACGGCAATTCCCGGCGCCCCGGTCTGCTTATCGAAGCCCAAAGCCGCATTGGCAGGCACATTAATATGTTGCTTGACCCGTGCCAAGCTGTCATTGTGCCGACTGCTTACCGCGGCTCCGACGGTTTTGTAAACCGATTCAACGTTGTCTCAAGCATCACTTCTAGCGCCGGTACGAACACTGC